AGAGCTTCAGCGCATCGGGAGCCTTCGCTTCGTATCCCTTCATCAGGGCCTTGGTTGCTGTGCTACCCAGGATGCCGGGCAGGGAAGCCGTCGAGAAGGCAGCGCGAAGGCTGTCACCATCGGTACCGTGGAAGGGCTTGCCTTCCATACGGCAGCACTCGGCAAGCACATCGCGCAATGCGATACCGCGCAGTCTCAGGGCTGCTTCAACGGTCTGCTCACCGAACTTGGCGACAAGCTGCTGCTCGGAGAAACCAGCGCGGGAGAGCAGGGCTGCTTCGATAACCTTGGGCTGGGCGGGAGCATGCACCGCACCGATCGCGCGAGAAGTCGCGGGACGGTTAGCGCGGATCCCGGCAAGGACGCGGGTGCGTACATCGGCGGGCATTGAGCCATCCTCGATCGCGGCAGCCTCGATATCAGGGAACTCGTTCGCACAGATAGTGCGGATTTCCTTGACACGGGCGCGCTCAGCCTTGAGTGCTTCGGGCGTCTCGTTCGCTTCCTCTGCCTTTGCCGTGGGGGCGGGAGCAGTCTCGCGTTCGAACATTGCCTGAAGGGCGCTCTTCTGGGCATCAGAGAGAACGGCGGGGTCGAAGCCTTTTGCCTCTAACCATTTTACAAAGTCCATAGAAAAAACCTCCGTTTGGGATTCTTGGTCGTTTAGAGCAGCGGCCACTTTGGCCGATGTGTTATCATCAGCACCGAGGGGTACAAACGAAACTTCATTGAGTTTGGATTTCTTGGCAACGTACAGCGGTCCCTTGAACGTTTTGCCGTTGACATTGATGCTCTCGTTTTCCTGAACAAGCAGCATTTGTGAAATGCTTATGCCAACAGATGCTTGCCAAGGGAATCCTTTATCGGCGGCGTTGGTTACCTTTTCGGCAGATTCACCACCACCGGAGATCAGACCGGCAACCGATAGCTTGTTGCCTTCGATCTTCAGTTCATCAGTGTGACCAACGATCTGCGAAGGATCGTGGTTTAGAAATATCGGGCGGGCTTTCTTGCCAAGATCGAGGCCCGTCATTTCAATGATCACGCGGCCATACCACATATCCATAACAGCGCCGGTATAGCCGATCATCGAGAATCGCCGGATCTTAGGCTGGTCAGCAGCAACGGCAGCGAACGTGACGTCTTCATTGCCTATTGCGCGCAAGACAGATGGGATCTTCTTGTTCTTCATATATGCTCCTACGGTAGCACTGCGAACGCCTTCTTGAGCGCGGTTCGCGTGTTACCTGTTGCTACCTGATTGGTTCGGAATGCAGCGAGATCTACGGCGCTACCCGGTGCAAAGCAGAACAGCTCTGCGGTAGCGCGAGCACGCACATAAGATCCACCGTTCTTGAATGCCAAGAACGTCAGACGCTTGGTGTTATCCCAGTACATCGGTGATAATGCACCACCGGTTGTTGAGAAGGCAGTACCATCGAGATAGCCATAGAGATTTGAACCATCGTACACATACTCAAGCAGGTGATACGAAGTGTTGTTGAGAGCCTGGTTCACGTAAGTGTATGAACCCGCCTTATTGACATACGCCTGATGTGCCCCAGCTCCATCACTGTATTGCATATAGAAGCTGAGCAGGACTGAATAATCGCCATGCGCTATTAGGATGGACTGTGCACCGACCGTATTGAGCTTGACAACCATCGCCACATAGAACGCTGCGCACGATGGGATAGCTGTATCGAGAATTCCCTGCTGGTCGTTATTGGAGCTCATTTCAGTGTCGGATACACCACCAGAGAATTGCGCGATTCGGGCAGTGCCAGACGGTGAGAATTCAGGGACGTTGTTTCCATCCCGCGTAACGTATCGCGGTGCAATAGTCAGCGAATCACCGAATGCCCGAACCAGATCATGGAAGTCCTGGATATCCAGTTCAGTAATCGGATTCGGCGTAACTGGATCCGCGGCAGTCGCGGATGATGTTCCACCTGTGTTCTTGGCTTTCACCGAATAGGTGTATGCCTGTCCCTCAACGAATTCAGCGGTATCGGTATATGGCCCGTCGGCTACGGTATCGAGCAGAGAGCCATCGCAATAGACTTCGTACTCGACAGCGCCTGCAGAATCTGCCCAGTCAACGGATACTTCATCAACGTCAACAATCGTCGGGGTAACACTCGCCGGGGCAGCGGGGGGATCAGGATACGGAATTACCAGATCGGCGGCAACGCGATCTGATTCACCACCCGTGTTGAACGCGGCAACTTCGATATCGTACTCCTCGCCCTGGACGAACTCGATATCGTAGTCGAACGTCAGCACGTCATTGGTGACAGTGCCGATTAGTTCACCGTTGCTGTAAACGTGATAGCCTGATTCGCGCGGAACATTCGACCAATTGATTGTAATGCTGTCAATGTCATTGATCGTGACAGTTACGGACGCGGGATCACTCGGCACCACTTCGGGTATCTGTAGTTTAGAAACCGACAGAGAGTGAGCGCATCCGTGAAATGGCATTACATAGCCCCCAGCGCAACGGGATCATAAGGTGCCATAAATCGAAGCACACCATGAGCACCCGCGACAGCCGACTTGTAGGCAATGCGAATCACAAACACCGGGAGCGAATCGGCTACCTTGCCGACCGGGTATGACTTCGAGGACAGGCTCGCAGATCCCTCAGCGATGATCCCGTCCCAGTCAATGATGATCGCATTGGTTTCCACCTGAATCAGAGCGAGTGGACCTCCGCGCAGTTGGGAGTCGGTTTTAGCCTTTGCCACACCACCGAGGGTATAGGCACTAAGGTAAAAGTACTGCCAGTCGTTGGTGCTGGTTAGCGCGATCTCCTTGTTCAGTTGAGGAACCATACGGTCAATGCCGCTGTTACCCATTCCACGCGGGTCACCTTCGGCTATGAATGCTCTTTGTTCAACAGTCATATTAGTAATCCTCTTTGTCGGATTCTTCCGGTTCTTCAGTCGGGACGGGCTCGGATGGAGCGGCAACGGGCGTGAGCCCGAGAGCTTGCATCTTCTTCAACTCCTTGGCCTTCTGTTCCAATACCACTTCCCAGTCAAGGCCCTGCTTCGCGCATTCAGCAGCAAGAGTTGTTGTGTTATTCTCAAGGCGTATCGTCTGAGCATTGGCTTCCTTGACGGGATCAACATGCTCGAATCCGTCGAACATCCACGAATGATCTGGGATGCTCGAACGGATAGCCATATTGCCGGTGAGTAGCGCGAATTCGGTGATCCAGTGCCGGAATAGTTTATTGAGAATCGAAGCAGCCCACTGGGCTTGCTCGACGCGAATGCTCTTGTAATAGGTCTGATGATCGAGCCTGCCGCTCGCGTAGTTGTATGAGCTGGAATCGCCCGCGGCAATGTTGTACGGGATGTTCAAGCAACGAGCGATCTGTGTAATCATCTTCCGTTCGAACATATCGTATGTTGTTGCCGGATGCTTGGCTTCCATCTGCTGCATCTTGTAACCCGGCGGCATCGTCAGCAGGCTGTTGCGCTCAAGCTCAAACGTATCCATAGTCGAAACTTCGCTGTTCTCTGGATCGCTTGTGTTAGCGGGTGCGTCAGTTATAAGCAGACCTGCAAAGTTCGCGGCAGTCTCAGCGGCATCGAGTGTCGCGAGAGAATATCTGCGCAGTTGCGCGAAGAGATGCAGAGCAGGGGTGATCTCACAGACGCCCCGGTGTTGCCCCGGGCGGTCCTTGCGATAGACGTGCAGCATGTTCGATGCAAAGACAATCGTGTGGTCATCCTTGCCGTAATATCGGGCGCTACCGGGATGATGCGTTAATACCCTATACGATGCCGGGTTTCCCCATTCGTCCAGGACGATTCCATCCAGATCGTTATCGTCATAATGCGCATACGGGTTCGCAACCTGCTCGGATTCGATATCCTGAATGTCCACCTTGATCGAGTGCATCAGGCGGGGATTTGTTGCTATGATCGCAAACGCCTCGCCGTCGGTTGTCCGGGCCATACGCATCGCACGTAGCTTTTCTGCCAAGTTGATTTCATCTGCCCACAATTGCCACAGGGCTTCGACCTTACGATCAAGAGCCGGATCGCCACTTGACATTTGCAGGCGCGGCCCAGTACCGATTACATCATTGGCAAGTGTCAGAACCATACCCTTTGCGTAGCTGTTGTTCGACACCTCATAACGGGCGCGCTCGCGAAGGATCTTGCGCACATCAGCGGAGTTAGCAGCATCAGCGGATAGGCTGTCTGTAGCGGTCCAGTGACGGCGGTTGTTGTTGGTAGTCTGTGCGGAATCGTATGAACCGCGAACTCTATAGACGGGGATACCGTGCAACGGTGCGCGGGTTTTCTTCGCGGTGCCTTCTAAGACTGGGGCTTGCTTACTGCCCTTGCTCATTGACTCCCCGGCTGGATCATTTTTGAAATGCGGAGGCCTCGGTGCGGAAGACTTGCGGCGGCCTTCGACGCCAAATAACGGTCAGCCTCGATCTGATCTTTGAGGTTGTGCTGTGTTACCGAGCCCCCGTCGTTCGAAGCAGACTGGGGACCTTTAGCGTT